GAATGTAAGAAGTTCCAGCGCTGACACAACCACAAATAAAGAAGTTTGCTATGGTATAGTCAAAAGTAAATAGTTCTGTCCAACGGTTAATGACGAACAAAAACCAACCTGCGTGAAATCCAAAACAAAGAGGACAATGGAATAACTTGCCAAAGCCCCAAAGCCATTCCTTTGAAGGGCGAATTTTATTAAAAATGCTCGCATATACGACAAGAAAGGTCAGGCCGTATGCTGCGAGCGCGAACCATAGCAGTTCCATCTTAGCCCCTACTCATAACTATAACTCTGCCAGTAAGGTCCATAGTTATAACCAGGCTGCATTGTACCCTTCGACTCTTCGTGCGGCACTTCGCCAAGATCTGTAGTGCTTTCATCATCAGGATCAGTTAGCCTTTCAGTTTCCATATCCTCATATTTCTCAACGAATTCAAAGTACGGGCGCTCTTCATCAATCCATTTTGCAATATTAATAATGGCCATGTTAATAGCACTTAATTCTTCCGAAGGAAGGAATTCTGCTTCCAGCGAACCATAAATAGAGCCGCCCACTACAGAGCTAACCTTAACGAGCCCCTTTTTAGTTAAAAACTTAAACAACCGATCCTGTGCTCCGTAAACAACTTCTGACATTAAATCTTTAGGAAATGCGACAATCTTCTTCTTTTCTTTCATAAGAATAATATCAATATCAGCATGGTCAAAAATCATAATATCACCATCCAAAGTTTTCCTCATATTGAGTTCAACTTTAGATATTATAGGTTTTATTTCTTCGGGGGTTTTGGGGCCACCAATTGTAATACTAATAGCCATTATTCCTGGGCCTTTTTAATAAGATTTTGAACCTTGAGCACCTTGATAATCAATCCATTATCAAGCTTTTTAAAACTAAACGATTCTAGCAGTGAGCCAACCTCTTCGACGCGGGCGGACATTGTTTTATCTGACTTGATTTCATCTGTCTCCAAAAGCTTAACAATTTCTACCTTGAGGCGGGCTATTTCTTCGTTTAAATAGCTCTTTAATTCTAAACCATTATCCGAAAAAGATACAATATACTTGTTTAAAAGAGTTCTCTGCTCGTCTAAAAGACTATCACTATATTTTTCATTATAGTTCTTAACAAAAGAACCAAGAGCGAGATTACTGATGTGCGGCATATTCTTTTCTTTTGTGTTTTTCCGTTTCGAAACCATGGTCGATAATAAACGTCTCTCCATCAAAATTAACTCTTTAGTTGTATTTTTGTTTAAAAAGATCTGATATATTGAAGCAAGATTCTTATAATTGGGGACAAAATTATTAAATATATTTCTTCCTATCTCTTTATTGATCTTATTAATCAATATTGTCTGTTCATTAAATATTTCTTTCCTGTCTAGAGACTCGAAATCTTTTCTTGATTCGTGTAAAAGTCTTTCTGCCGTATAAAGATCAATAGCGTTTGTTTCACTTAAATCTCTATAAATTCGCAATTCACGGCCAAGAGGCTTATTAAAAGAATAGAATTCTTTAATAACCGAGGATATCTTGTTCTTTTTTTCTTCATCCTTATATAGAATTGTTTTTGTCATTTCTTTGATAAGAACTTCATACAAAAAAGCGGTATTTCTTTTTTTATTGTGTTTGAATTTCATTTTTAATTAACTCCGATTTTCTAAATCTCTAATCAAATTGGCGATGTCGCTGCTAATATTAAGAATCTTTTTTTCCTCTAATATATCTTGTTGTTTGTAACTAGAGTCTTGGGCTTCAAATGTCATTTTCACCAAGGAGTCTAGACCACCTGGGCCGCTTTTACCTGGGAAAATCGTTCTTGGGTCTATATACCCTCCAGCGGTAGCCTTTCGATTGCGCTTAACACCACCAAACCTCCTACCATCTCTTCTAACTGGGTAATACTTCTTGCCTTTTGACAGCGATGTATAATAACCATCTTCTCTGCGGCCCGGAGGGGCCTCTTCACCTGGGGCGGCCAAAAGTACGTCCTCTTCGCCACCAAGTTCTTCACCACCAAGCTCTTCGGCGCCAAGTTCTCCGCCAGGCTCTTCGGCGCCAAACTCTTCGCCGCCAAACTCTTCGCCGCCAAACTCTTCGTCACCAAGGCCAGGTCCGCCGAGACCGGCGGCTTCTTCTTGCATAGCCTCGGCAACGCCAGCAAGTTGCGCATCAAACTTGCGATCATAGAAGATCTCTCTTTGGTTGCGTAGGAACTCCTCATCCGACATACTAAACAGGTGCTCTGCAATCCAACGACGTGAGAAAAATCCTTCAACAGCAGCAGAAGCGACAGTAAACTTCTTATCCCAATGCTCAAGCTCTTGAAGCTCCGCAATCTTAGATGGATTATTGAGGGCCAATTTAAAATTAATAAGATCATCACCTCTGAAGCCCATTGTATAAAGATGAATAATCCCGATCTTTTCCAGTTCCGAAACAACAGATCTTTGTAATCTCTGAATGGTTCTGGCGAAACGAATATCTTTTTGAGCTAAGGTCGTCTTGTCTTCGTCTGCCCCTTCGCCTCTTGATAAATAAGAAGCAGGTATCTTTAAAGCAGAGAACAATTTATCACGAAGATATTTAACATCATCAATATCACCTGTAAATGATCCGCCGGGCAAGGACTCAACTCTCGAACTGGTGTTGCCCCTAACGGGGATATAATAGTCCTCTTCGATGCTAAGAGGGTTATAGCGAAGATCAACTCGACCAGTACCCTCGTCTACAATAGAATTACGTTTCATCTGGGTCATAACTTTTTGCATATATTGCTCGACTTCATTGGGGGGAATTTGTCCCACATCGACGTAAAATACGCGGCGTTCGGGGGAACGAACAATACGATATGCCATCATAGCATCTTCAAGAAGAACTAGTTGTCTCCAAATTCTTCTTGCCGATTCGAGTACCGAACTACCATATGGCGCATGCTTATCATTTCCTAATATTCTGAAATGCGCCATCTGCCAGTTTTCAAGAGTTAGGCCGGCTGTATTCCATTGAAATTGTATATACTCTGCATTTGTGGGATCCTCGCCCTCAAGTCTTTCAACCTCTTGTATGGGTAAGCCAATGGTGCTCTTGACTCCGATAGACTCATCTAAATCTAAATAAAGGAAGAAATCACCGTACTTGCACATCGAACGACACCAACCAAAAAGATTAAACTCAATGTTTAATATATCATGGTATAAAGAGCCCAACAAAGCTTTGATTTCCTCATTCGAACACTTAATCGATAGCATCGGCTGGAGTGCTGAATGTGTTGTCATTTCGTCGGCATAAATGTCTAAAGCAGATGCAATTTCTGGCATATATTCCATTTGATCAAAATCGACATACCGCTCAACGCGATTGTGCCCATATGTGATCCCCGGCTGCATATTAAGAAGAGCATTAAAATTACTTCTTTTGAACTCTTTGCCACTGGCTGACGTAAATCGGTTTGCATATTTATCAAGCTGATGACGACGTAAACGACGACCGGTCTGACTTCTGCGATTTATAATTGGCCCTGATAACAATCTAGTCAGAGATTTAAAAAGCTCTGATCTTGGGTTTCTGGGATTTCTGCTATTTTTTGCCATTTACTTTATCCTTTTAAAAGCCAAATAAAATCTGCATAATTTTTCTTCATTTCTTTTTGCTCCTTAGTCAGCCCTTGGTGCATTGTTCTTTGGCCCGGCTCTAGTGTCTGGAATGTTTTTTTATTTAACATCATTGAATTCACCATCGCTTTTCCATATTCTATATCTCTTTGGTTAACTGTGAGTGCCGTATCCCTAACCCAACACCCTATCGCCAATGCCATAACTAGGTCGTCGTGATAACTTCGCATAGCTTCCGCTTTATTATTGTTCCAAATAAAAGTCTTAAACTCGTCTACTAACCGCGAAGAGTATATAGTAATTAGTTTATTTCTAATGAATTCTTCCATTTTCGCAACGATCAAGGGGCGCGTTTTGGAAGAAGTAGTGAAACCTGGGACTGAGTTGTTTACTGATTGGGCTTGAACCTGATCAATGTATTCGTGTGTTCCCTTTATAGAGAAATAAATATTTGGGTATTCTCTATCTTGAAGTTTCTCAAGGATTGAGATCCCTAAGCTGTTATTTTCAACCACCAAAAGACAATTACCAAACTCTCTACCTGTGTTATCAAGAATGGCAGCAAAATCTTCAAGGTTGGGTTTTGCGCGATATTCACCCACGATCTCCATGGTCTCTAATTTAATTATGTGGAAGACAGAAAAATCCTGGCCATCACCCCTGGCAACATCAGCAACCATCAAATAAGTAGCCTCGGGATTGTATTGCTCCCAAAGCCACAAGTTTCTATCGAAGCCAGTTCTATATTTTGGATCCGTAATCCCAAATACCAAACGTTCTAAGTCTTCGGAATGAATAACCGTTTCACCGGATGCGTTAAAGTTACATTCAAGTTCCTGTGCGATCTGGCGATGGGACATATTTCTGGTTTCTTTTTCATACCATTCTTGGTCTCTTTCGGGATGCCTATCCCAAGTAAGTTTTGTGGGATGAAAATCATTTACATTTTGTTCTGCTTCAATATATGTTTTGTGAAACCAATTGCCCACACCATTTGGCGTTGACAAAGCAATACAACGGCCACCCGTTGATAGGGTAGGATACAAGCCCGTCCAAAGTTCCTCAAGGTTGTCTACGTGTGCGGCCTCGTCAATGACTAGAAGAGACAGCGATTCAGAACGTCCAGCGTCAACAGAGGTTGAAGCTGCCTTTACTTCCGAACCATTTGTTAAAACAAACGAGGTTCTATTATCAATCTTAATATCTGCTATCCTCAGCCAAGGTGGAACGTTTAACATTATGCTCTTCACTTTCTTAACCAAGTTAGCAGCAGTCTGGAACTTTGTTGCTATAACCAAGACATTTTTGTCTCGGTAAAATAATAATAGCCACACAATATATGCGGCTGTAATAGTAGATATCCCAAGCTGTCGAGCCTTTAGAATGACATTGAAACGATAATCAGTAAAATCAACCACAAGGCTATCTTGAAAAGGATATGTCTTAAATGGGATGAGGCCCCTAAGTGGATGCGATATTCTAGAATAGTTATTGATGAAATAGATAGGATCTTTACCGCATTTAACTATCTCTTTAACTACTTCTTTTTTTGCTAGCTGGGCCATTACTCGGCCTTATAGGCACTATGTATGTCCTTTCTGGCCTTGACTTTGCCACCTATTCTGGCTGGCTGGCCCTCGGCAGGCTTCTTCCGGGTATCATTTTTCGCCTGGGCGTCAAAGCCGCCCTGATCTAAGAACTTCTTAAAACTGTCTTCCAAGCGATCTTCCGAACCAGGATTGATCGGCTCCGTATCCTTATCGGTGCCGCCAATATCATAGTAACACTTGGCCTGCACCCAGGTACGGTAACGGGATGTGTTTTGAACAATTGCGTCTAATTCGCCAACCTTCGTAAGAGAGAGTGTGGAACCTGTGATCTTCTTATATTCCTTCTTGATAAAAGAAGCGATATCTTCTATCATCTGTTCGAGATCTGATTCAAACCCATTAGCATGCACATCCTTAAGTTTAATCTCTGAATGATAGTGAACGCACAACTGCTCTCCAGGGTAAGTCACACTAAACCCGTCCATAACGCGAGAATCATTGATGGGATGTCCTTCTTCCCTTTTGAGCCCAACCTTGATAGGTTCGCCCTCATCATCTAAAGCTCCATCATAACTATTCGCTATAACTTGTGAAATACCTCTAACTATTTCTAATGTCGTTGCCATTGTTTGGTCTCCATCCTTTTGCCCAACGTTCTTCACGGCCTTCGACCCACTGAATATAACATTGGTGACAGCATTTAAATTTTTTCATGTAAACATCGTCCACCATATTAAATGAATATGTATCACAAATAGGACAAGTTCTATTTTCGCCCTCCATAATAAGTAGTTTTTTGGGTATCAAAATACCATTAACTTCTACTTTCTGATTTAATTCGTCCAATAAATCTTGTTTTTCTTTTAACTTTTCAATTTGTCGTTTATGTTCTTGCTCTTTTTCATCATCCCAAAAGCTCTTCGGGTCTTTTATTGTTATCTCACCATATTTCTCTGCAATAGCTTTTTCGAGCTTCGCAACATAATTTGGATCCTTATGTTTATGCATTATTAATTGCTCGCTGCATGATACGATCCAAAGCCGATAGCTACACCTATTGCCGTACTTGTTACAATGATAGCTGGTATATTAAACTTGCGATTCTTTTTGATAAGATTTCTTAAGGTTTCAAGCTCCTCATCTCTTGCCTGGACCTCGGCCTCATAACGAACCTCTGTTTCTTCCAAAGTTATTTGCATTTTTT